AAATTCTTTCGCATAGTCGTCAGACATATAGATTTGCCCACCTTTGCGTGATGGATTCATCTTTACTCTTTTTTTACTTCCACGTTTGCCGCCGCGTGTTGAACTTGCCATTAGTAATACTCTTTCTTTCTTCTAAAACGAAATTCATCTTCATCGTCATAGTCAGTTGAAGTAGTAATAAAACCACCTTGTCTAAAACGCAGTATAGCCTGAGTCATCGAATCCGCCAAGTCATCATGTTCACCATTAGGAAATGCAGCGCATTCTTCCATAACTTCGTCAGCAAAATTAGTCTCAGGTGCCCACACCATACCACTTTCAAACACTGGCGCACAGGCATGCATCCGCGTAAACTTGTCCGCTCCACGACCCGGAGTAAACGGTGTTACAGGAATACCCATACGCCTCAACTCCTGCGTCAACGGCATCCCAGAACCCTTCTGTTCAATCAAAATCATATCAGGATCAAACTCCTGCCAAAGATCATGGGCAGCAGCTTTTAATTCAGGAAACTCCCACCTACCCCTAACAGCATCAAGCAAGATAATATGATCCTCGCCTGTCTCCTCATGGTGAAAAACACCCCAAGTTGTTATCGCAGAGTAGTCAGCCCTGTCACTCTTACTAAACGCAGTATCGTAAGACTGAATAATATAGCTACAAGGCGGGGGATCATCCCTTTCCCATAGGTTCCACCATTCCCTTTTGATAATCGCGCCCTCTTCAGCAGTGGGATTCTGCATATACTGAGCATTCCATTTACCCACAGGAATAGAGGCTTTGACGCTCTCAAGCTCATCCAGCGACCAAAATTCAGGCCAAAGTGGATCACCTTTTGGCATAATCGCAGGAAACTCTACAACTTCCCACTTATCAGCACCCTTCTCGCCTTGCTTCTGCAAAACCTTCGCCGTCAAGTCACGAATAGACCACCGCGTCATAACAATGATAATCGCACCGCCGGGTTGCAAACGCTGTCGAGGACCAGATGTATACCACTCGTAAATGTTATCTAGCGCACTAACACTTAGCGCGTCTTGTTCCGAGACAGGATCGTCAATAATCGCGAGGTCAGCACCGCGACCCGCAAGCGCACCGCCGACACCAACAGCGTAATATTCTCCGCCACCATTTGTACTCCAGCGACCACTTGCTTTCGCATCTGTTGCAAGACTGACATTAGGGAAGACATCACGAAACTCCTCGCTATCAATTAAATTCTTAACCTTACGACCAAAGCCAACAGCCAACTCAGCCGTGTGAGTCGCCTGAATAATCTTCAAATCAGGCCGCTTCCCCATCAGCCAAGTCGGAAACAAATAACTCGCAAACTCAGACTTCGTATGACGAGGCGGCATATTCACAATCAAACGCTTCAACTTACCATCCGCCACATCTTGCAGCTTCTGCGCGTAAATCTTGTGGTGTCTGCCCTCAATAAACTGAGGCCAAACATGCTTCACAAAATTCATAAAGTTGTCTTGCTTGTCTGCCCTGTCGTCTAACGTTTTAAGCCGCTCCAACATAGGAGCGACTTTCGCTAACTCTTCGTCAGTTAGAAACTTAGTAAAGTCACTAAGTTCATTCATACTCTACCCCGCTAGAGCCTTTAAGAAATTATCCGCCGCACGGTTCAAGCCTGCCATACCACCACCCTGCATCGGACGAATATTCGTAGAAATCGAAGGAATATCAGGCGCAGGGACAACAACGCTTCTCAAAACCTCATCGAAGCTACGCGGTGAAATGCCAGTCGTAATCGGGCTACCTAAGTCGCCGTCAGTCTCTTCTTCCTTCGGCGGCTCACACATGTCTGTCTCAGGGTTGTAAACATAGTCTGGGTTATTACAGACACCATTTTTATGACCTGTATCATCAGTCGTGGTTGTCGTTGTATCATCGTCATCGCTAGTCGTAGTTGTTGTGGCTGTAAAGATGTCAGTAACATCATCACCACCGCCGACTTGAAACGGAACCACGCCGTCTGTAACCTCAACCACATTGCCAGTCGCATCAACAAAGAACTCACGACCATCTTCAGTGATAAATCCTTGCTCAGTTGACATGCCATATGGGTCTTCATCCGCTGCCGTTGATTGTGCGTCATAAACCTGACCAAAACGTACATAGTCAGGAACACCGTCACCATCAGCATCCTCGGCACCACCGGGCAAGAATTGAGTAATATCTTCAGCCGCAAGCACCTTATCTGCAAAAGTATCCATCGTGCTTATGTCAAACCCAACATAGTTACCTTCCTCATCAGTCTTCGGTGTCGCGCCATTCTCCAACGCATACAAGTGCTGATCAATAATCGCCTGACGATCCTCACGACTCGCGCCACGCAACTTATCAGCCAAAGGCTTGCCAAGACCAAAGCCCAACTGACCAACAAAGTCATAGAACAACTTCTCGCCACCAGTCGGCTCCGCTTGATCGCCAATCTGCTGCTGAATCTTTTCAACGTTGTCATCGCGACGATCTTGCTCAACCTGTCTGCCAGTTTCACTCGCAGCACCAATCGTAAGAGCAGTAGAACCCGCACCCTTATCCAAGCCGCGCTCAATGCCCTCAAACTGCTTGCCAAGCGCAGCTTCAAACTGCTCTTGCGTAATGTCACCACTCTTCAGATCAGAAAGACCCTTGCCACCAGCCAAGTCATTCATAATCAAGTGCGTACCAATACGCTCCTGAGTGCCCTCGTCAAACTTAGCATTCGGATCAACAATCCCTTGATCAACCAAGGACTGTAACGTAGAGCCAACAACCTGATATTTACCAGCAGGCGTGGAAATCTTTCCAGTGCCATCATCGCGAGTCATGCCACGCTGCTCATTAACGCCCTGTGAATACTCAGCGTAAGAACCCGGGCCACGCTGTTTCTGGAAGTCTAAGACCTCTTGAACAGTCATGTTCGTCAGATCAACATCAAAGCGTCCCTCTTGACCGCCAAGAAGACGACCATAACCGCCCTCATCAGCCGTGCCTTCAGCACGAGAAATACGATCCTTAATGTCAGAAAGCGAAGTATAACCAGCTTCTGGCGGAGCAACATCCTGAACAGTAGATGGAGTACCCAAGCCCCGCTGTAAGTCAGTAACAGGACCACTCGGTAGACCCATGTCATCATCTGTCAAAGGCTGATCAGCAGATATAGTAGACGCAGCAAAGTCATAAGGCTTAATGTCACCAGCATCAGGCAAAGCCATGCCCGGAGTCAATGGACCGCCACGCAACTGATCCGCCAAAACAGACGCAGGTACATCATACGGATACATCGTAGCCGCAGATGGTGTCTCCAAACTCAAAATATCACTGCCCAAACCAGTGCCAAATAAATCATCAACCTCATACTGCGCTTCAGGACCAACATCGGGCCTAGATACATCAGTGCTAATGTCAGGAGATGTAATCGGAGCAGGCGTTACCCCAACCCCAACCCCACTCGCAGGACCAGAACCAATGCCGCCAATCCCGCTATAAAGACCCGCAGGACCAGCACCGCCCAACATACTACTTGGAACAAAACCCGGCTGAACCTTGCCATCGTCCATACGAAGACCCGCAAGGTAATCAACCTCATCATCACTAACGCCAAAGCCTAAACGACCCGCATCATCCCTTACACTCGCAGATGCCAACGCCAACTGCGCAGCAAACGCACGATCCGCCGCGTCAGCCTCTGCCTGTGATCCATACGTCTTACCTCGGCGATCCGTATATACAGGCGGTGGAGTATAAACAGACGCAGGACCAGACGGCGCATCATAAATCGTCACACCACCCGTGTTCGGATCAACATACGCAGTATCTGTCGTAACAACAGGCGCAGCAACCTCAGTCGTGCCAGTGTCATCGTAATAAGTAACATCCTTAATTACAGGACCATCATCGTCATCACCAAAATCAATCGTCGCAACAGTCGTCTGCTGACCAGTCGCAGGATTAATCGTCGTAAAATCAACCTCGCCAGTCGGCGCAGATGTCACATTAGACGGACTGTCGTCATTATCAGTAGGATGAGAATAGCCACCAGTAACTGCCTTGTCACTCCCACTATAAGTCTTGCCAGTGTTAGTCGCGCCAACGCCCATATCAGCGTCCTTCGCGCTCGTATTTACACTGCCGCCGCCCCAGTTCTTAGGGTTCAATTTAGATTCAGACCAACTCCATTGATACGCAGGAATACCACCCGGACCCGGCTCACCAGAACCACCCAAGTCCTTCAGCAAATCAGCCTCTTGCGGATTAATATACGCCAACATATGCGGCTGATCGCCAATCATAGTCTGACGAGGTACCATCCCGCCATCGTCATATCCAAATATATCAACCTCTCCACCCATAGCCATAGGACGGGGTGTAGGTGTTCGCATCATAGGCGTACCCGGAGCAACCATCTGTTGCCGTGGCACCATCTGTGCAGGCGCAAACGACCTGCCACCCTGTGCCGCAGCACCAATCCCCTGATTGCGTCCCAACATCCCTTCCAAAGCATCCCCAAAACGACGACGACGACCCGCAGTCGATGCCATCATCTGCTGTCCCTGACCTTGCGCCGTAGGCGGCACAAACTGTCCCTGTGGCACAGGCTGCATCGGCGGTTGCGGAGAACCAGCCAAAGGCATCGGCGGCAATGGCGCAAAAGGATTAGGTGGCGGCTGCATGCCACCCATCGGGGCAGGCATTCCAGTCATCGGCGGGGGAGTCATTCCAGTCTTAACTGGTACAGGCATAGACGCTTCTCCTAAACGAACTTAATCCGCATCCTAACAGCTACGCCAAATTTAATCAATAATCTCCAACAAACCGTTCTTCATCATGCTACGCGCCAGTAAATCACGATTCGTAAAGCAATAATCATCACCACTCCACTCACATAACTCACCCGCCAACCTGCGCAAAAAAACATCCTCACGCTCACCAGAACCTAAAACATGATGACCATGCAAAATAGCAACAACCTCTCCCGCAGTCTGACCATCAAACTCTAAACTCGTACCATAACTCAACCTAAATGTCGGCATCACTCTCTCCATAGCCCGTTGTATGGTACTTTATGGGATGGTCTAGGGTACCTTGTCAAGCCGCAGGGTACCTTGGAAGGGGCATAGGGTACCTAGCGGTAGCGAAAAGGTTTTTGTAGGTGATTGTAGGTGGAAAACTTAGTGTAAGTGTTGTCCCAACACTTACCGAAATAAGGGGGGGTGCATAGGCCCCATATGCCCCGTTCTAGAACAATTGTTCGGGATGCATAGGGTACCTATCGAAAAAAAGAAAAGGCCCGCATCAGCGGGCCTGTCCGTCGGTCTGTGGTGGTGTTGGCGCTTATCGCGCCAACTGATCTATGCGATCTTGCCAGTACTCGAATATTTCGTCGGATGTCCCTGCCCATATGGACGCGATGCCAATGTTGTCATCATCCAACAATTCATACCCACCGCCAGTGGTTTCGAATGATGTCAAAACTTCGTAGCGGGTGTGGTCTGTACCATCGCCGTAGGACGCGCCGTTTGATTGTTGGGTGTGAGTGATGACAGCGTTTTCACCCACGCGTTGGCGTATCTCAGATACCGCCGCGCGAACGCGTTGTTCGCTGCATCCAGTGGCGTCCATGATTTCGCGTGTCGATACACCGCCGTTGCCGTTGCGCATCATGGTGTATTGAACACCAACGCGTGAATTGCGGCGGAAAGGATCAACTGGCGTATCTTGAACAATTGTGCGGGTGCCATTGGCAACGCGTTCGGTTTTGGTCCACCGCACTAGGTTCAAAATGAATTGCACCCAATTCCAAATTTTGTCGCAATCAATGGTGCCGCCGTGTTGACGAAATTCGATTGTGCCGCGTGACCACGTTTGCAGGTTAATCGCGTAAAACTTGCCATGATCTAGATCGCGGATGCAATCCGCGCTGTCGATCTTGGACGCTGACAACGGGGCACAATAGCGATTGTGGGTGCGAGAACGCGCAAACATTGTGTTCAGTGTATCTTGCTGACGCTCATAGCGATGCATGATGTCTTTAACGATAACGAAATCCAACGGCGTTCCATGCGATGCTAGGAAACCGCCACGGCTTTCAGTGTGGGCAATGCTTGCGCCAGTGTAAGCGGCGGGTGAATGATCAACCAATTCAGCGTTGCTGATATGAACATGCAAACCACATGATGTATTGATCTGACATCCAACGCTGTCGAGAACGTTGCAAACGCTTTGCAGGTATTCATATGCCACTTGGCAATCAGCCAACGGCGGTAGAACTATTTCAGCGTCAACACTTGGTGTGCCGTCTGGTTTTACTTGGCATCCACGGACACCCGCGCGTTCCAATGCGTTTTTAACGCGGCTTATTGAAACGCCTGCGGTTTCGATTTCGATTCCAAAAGTATGATAAGTCATTGTTTTTACTCACTTTTTTCTAGATAGCGGGACGGGATTGCCCCTGCCGTAACCTCTTTTAACACGATATTATCCCATAAAACAAGGGTTTTTGTGGGATTTATCGCAAATAATTCGAACAATTGTTCGGCTTATCGTTTTGGCTGTCGTTCGGCTGGCGGTTCCAGCGCGGATAATCCAGCGGTTTTTTTCCAAGAATATGAACATGCATGTATGTATGTGTATGTGCATGTGTATATACATAAAAAAGGGATATAGCGTATATACTATATCCCGATCCCGAATCCCCGAAGCCCGATCCCCGAACCCCGAAAGCCCGACCCCGAAGGGTCAAGCCCGATTGTTTATTCCATTGTGTGCGCTAGTGTCACCATTGCGCTCGTCTTTGGGTTGCCGTTATTCACGATGAACGTGTAGCGGTGAATGTTGCAAGCAAGAACTCCGAATTGCGTTGCATCGTGATACTTGCTGAAGTGTGGCTCTTCTTCCATATCAACTGGCTCAGAAGTGCCGTAATTTTTCAGTGCCCACTGGCAAAATTCTTGGAACTGCATTTCATCTTCATACTCGAACCCGCTCGTGTCGTCGTAGAAAAGTGCAGTTGCCCAGTGATCTGGTAGCTCTAAAGTAATAGTTTCCATTTTATTCTCCTTTACTAGACAATCCCACACTATCCCACAATAAATATAATGTCAACACAAAATATAAAAAAAATTATAACTAACCGGGAAGGCTGGGCTGGCTCTACCGGGCGCGGCAAGCCGAACAATTGCTCGGGTTGTCTTAACCGGGAAGGCGCTGGGAGTTTACCGGGAAGAAGTTCCGGGCAAACCAGCGCCGGGGCTAGTTACCGGGGAGCTTTACCCGAACAATTTCTCGGGTTATAGTAAACCGGGAAGCCCGATGCCCGATGCCCGAGCAACCGGACGCCCGATATCCCGAACATAGACCCCGAAAACAGGCCGCTGGAGGGCGGAAGCCCCGCCCCGCCAAGCGTTCGCGCTATTCTGCGGCTTCGCCGCTACAATCAGTTATAGGAATTTGTTCGGATTCTGTGGGATTTTCTGCTGGTGTTACGTCAATCATGCGATTTTTAGCACGTTCCATAAATTCCTGCAGTTGCTCAACGATTTGATCCCTGCTGAGATTATCAACGTGTTCGTGCGTTACGTGGCTTCTGGCTACCATGAGGCCAGTGAC